GACCGTGAGGCCACCGGGCAGGTCATTGGCTGGTAGGGGAAAGAGGAACGCGTCGATATGCCGTCAGTTCCTGTCGCGTCGCACCCTCTCCTCTCTATCTTCTCGCTCTTCCAGATCTTCGATAAGGCGGTCGAGCTTGGCCTCGATACCGGCCTGCTTGCGATCGGCAAGGATTCGGAGGCTGTCGGCAATGCTTTTCAGATGCTCATTCGTCTCGCCATGCATCTGCCTGCTGCCAAGCTCGAGCCCGACTCCCGCGATCACCGCGTCGTGCGAGGCAGGAGACGGCTTCTTTGTGATGTAGGCGATGATCGTGGTGATGACAGTCCCGACGAAAAACGCCAATCCTGCCAGAACTTCATTGCTCCCGGCGTCCATCATTCCCTCGTGCGTGCGCGTGATCGACTACTTTGGCGTCGCCAGCGGCACGCACTGCGTTGATGACATCCATCCCCAAGAACACCCATGCGAAAATCATAGCGATGCCGAACACCGGCATGAATGACATTGCGATGGTGTAGAGAGGAAAGCACGAAAGGATCGCCATGATGGACCGCAGATGCGGGCTTCTCCGCCAAGCGCCGTTGATAAGAAGAACGAGGAGTCGCGCCACCCCGAAAATGACCAGAGCTTTCGCCCAAGCGGGCTGGCCGCCGATCGAGAGCATCAGTCCGTAGGCGTTGCTCGTGGATCTCGTCATAAGATCCTCGTTAAAGATGAGGACGGTGCCCACGCCGAATACAGCAACCGCACAAGCCCATTCCGAAAGCCTCGGGAAGAAGGCTGCCGTGAAGTTGTCCCGGATATGAGCTAAAACCATCATGAGATCCATCCTATTTCCCTTGCCCCTCCAGTACGGAAACGGATTCGGATAGCGCTTTGTGCCGTAGCCCGCAGTCGCTGAGCGCGGAACGATCCTCCGCCCATAAGGTCACGGTCTGGACGGTGTCGAGATCGCCCTCCGGCAGGGCAACCGGCCGCTTGCATGGCTCCTTCAGCGATGCCGACACATTCGCTGGCCGCATTTCAGGGATGACGGCCGATGAGGTTGAGCTTGTCGCGCAGCTCGCGAGTAACAGCAGCGCAGGCACGGGCAGAAGCTTTCTCATTGTCGAGCGCCTTCTTGAGTTCGGATTTCTGGACATCAGCCGCGGCCCGGGTCAGCAAATAGGACCGCTCGGCCGCGTTGATCTTTTCCTGGGCGGCCTTTCGATCGACTTCGGCCTTAGCCTCGGCAGCGGCCTGCCTCTGCTGCCAGACAAGACGCTCGTCGCGGATACCCTGCTGACGTGCAGCATCGACCTGGTGATAATGGAACCAGCCCATGAGGAAGACGATGAGCGCCATGCCGGCGGCGCCGATAGCGAGCCGAGTCATTGCTGCGGCCCGTCGATAACCGGTGGCTGGGGCTGAGGCTCTCCATCGATGGCGGCCGGCGGATCCTTATAGGGAAGCCCGGTGCCGGTGCGCCAGATCGCGGCGATATCCTGTATCGTCGCGAATCCGGCGTAACCGAGGATGCAGACGCAGATCAGCATCATCCAGCCATAGGCGATCGTCTCGTTCACGCGGGTATCTGGTGCGTTGATGAGCAGCATGAGCTGCCAGCATCCCCAACCAACCACCGGGAAGATGATCAGGCGACGCCATTTCCATCCCGGCTCGCCGGTCTTCTTCGCAGGCATGGTCCTATCCTTTCGATAGAGCGATCAGCGGGTCGACCGCTCGCCGAGCTGCGGTGCCTTGCCCTTCAGAGCCGGGTACTGCTTGATCGGGAAGGTGCTCGGCCAGCGGAAAGCAATAAACTTCGAGCGGGGGAAACCGGAGATGTTGATCGCGTTGGACTGATTCCCGCCAAGGAGGTTGACGGTGTTGCCGTCCACACCGGCCACGATTCCGACATGGCCAGAAGATGCCGTCCAGCGAATTACGCCAATCGAGCCAACGATGGGGCCCACGACATCCTTGCCAAACTTGGCCCAGGACTGCGCGAAGAACGGGTTTGCCGGCAAAGGTTCGCTCGGCAGTGTCTTTGCGATGCAGCTTTCTACGGCATCACCGCACCACGGCAGGGTTGCCGGGTTGCCGAGAAATCGTCCAATCTTCAGGAAGGCCGACAGCACGCCGTTGTCGCGCACCTCATGCAAACCCATCCGGCGGTGCATCTCTGCCATCCATGGCGGCATCGTCTCTTTCGGCGTCGCGACGACAGCGCCGGAGCCGTGGCCTTCTTCCTTCAGCGCCGCGACAGTGGCGGCGTCCGCGACGCCCGTGACCGGCAGCAAGTGTTTCTGTTGGAAGGCCTTGAGCTTCCCGATGGAAACTCTGCCCCAATCGCCATCGGCCGGGACCGGAAAGCCGTGAGCGGTCAGGCGGCCCTGAACCCACATGATGAAATCCATGACGATGTTCCTTGTGATATGCTGGGCGATGACCGACGTTTCGATTCACCCTGTTAGGGTCCGGAAGAAGTGGACCGCCAAGCGTGTGGGGGTTCCCGCTCGTGTTGCGGAACCGGATAAGCAGACGGCGACATGGCGCGCAGCCGCAAACCGCAAGCCGTGGGGCTCAGAGGGAAAGGGTGAGGCGCCGCTACCGGCTGTCGACCCCGGCGCCGCCCTGCGGCTCCCGCAGCGAGACCTCAGTGGTGAAGCCCGAGCTTTTCGATAGGCTGTGGGTCACACTGGAAATCCGGTACCCGCCATCTATGCCCGGCCGGACGCCGGACACATTGCAGATCGCCTCGGGCTCAGCGAGGATATCGCCGATGATGGTGATCGATCCGGCACCCTTCTCCCGATCGGAGCTCTTGGAGGCGCCCTCCGCCTTATTCTTGGCCTGGTCCTCGTTGGCCGCACCGATGACGGTGCGGAGGGAGGCGTCGACATCGGAGTTCCCGGTCGGCACCTTCTGCGAGACGCGTTCACCCTTCTTGACGTCGAAGTAGGAAACCTCGACCTCCTTGAACTTCGGGCGGCTGATGATCGGGCTGATTGACCACGAAATCAGGTTGATGCCGCGGATAGCTGAAATCGGCGTGAGGGGCTTTCCGGACGCCGAGATGCCCTCGTTCAGGCCGACCAGGTAGGCTTGATCGCCGATAATCTTGAAGGAGGCCCCGATCTCCTTGGCCACTCGCTGGCCCCAGGACATGAAGCTCTCATTCATCGCGAGCCAATAGGGCCGCGTGATGCTGCTGATCGATCCGGCAACCGTGAGCGAGATGCCGGCAGCCTTCGCAAGGTCCGAACCGAAGTCGGAAAGCGAGGAATCGTCCTTGTGCTTCGACTTGGGCTCCTTGACCCCGGACCCCTGATCGATGCTGCTGCACGACAGCTCGAGCGTGGAGCCGGAACCCTTTGAGCCGGAATGGGTAACGTCGGAGACGAACCCGGTAAACCCGAGGTCGCCATTGACGATCGCTACCACGGGCGCCCGCTCGCCTGGCAGAACGATATCGCCGTTCTGGTCGGAGAGCTTCAGGTCGCAGGTATCAGCGGCCTCCCCCGATGCCCGCGTGATCTTTACATCAAGCAGATGCGGGTCAAAGCGGGACGTGACGTCCTGGCCCGCGATGATAATCGTGAGCTCGGCCGAACCAAGATACATCTGATCAATCCCAGAGGCGGGTAACGTTGCGCGAAGCCTCGGCCTTGGCGATCTCCTCGATCGGGAACTTGATCACGGTCCCGACCGGGATTTCGACGTTCGCCGCCAAGCCGGGGTTGAGATCCAGCACCTTGCCGATGAACCCGGCCGGCTGCCGGCGATACTTCCGCCAGATCACATTGGCCAAGGTCAGCCCCTCGATAAGGACGGTGTCGGTGTCGATCGTCACAGGAAGAACCTCAGAAGGCTTTCGATCTGACCGCCGCTTGGCGGCCCGGCGCTCAGGAGATCGACGGTATATTCGACCTCTTGGCCGACACCGTCGAGCGGGTGAAGCGTCGAATGCTCGATGGAGATCTCATTGATCAGGAACCACCCGAGCGGCCTGTAATCGCCGCGGGTGAGCGTGACCGGGAGCTTGGCCGCCCGGATGCCCTTCAGCGCCGCCAGCCCGGTCATAGCACCCTTGAATAGATACGGGTGCAGGGTGCCCTTCAGCGTGAGTGTGCTCTCGCCGTCGCCTGTGTCTTCATAGACCGGCGCGGCGCCGATGACTTCGTGCTTCGCAAAGCTCGAAGCCCACTTCTCGGAATAACCCTGGAGGTCCATGGTCAGATTGAACGTCACCGGGCCGAGCGATGCGATCATGGCGTCACTCCCTGGTCAGTGAAGTTGCGGTTCATCTGGCGAGAAACGGAGGCGTTCGCCTGCTGGGCGAGCGTCCCAACCCTCGACAAGGTGGCGACAAGTGCCTGCGCCTTCTGCAGGGCAGCATCGATCTGCTGGGTGTTGACCGCCGGCGTTGCTGAAACGGAAAGTGCCGACTGGATCATCTGACCGGCCGCCGTGGCTTCAGTGGTGGCGGCGTTGATATCGCCGAGGTCCACCTCCGGCTTGAAGATGTCCCCGAGGCCTGGAGTGTTACCGCGCGGGCCCGTATCGGCCTCGAATGCCTGCCGGCGGCGCGTCGCTTCGGTGGCTGCATCGTAGGGGTTCACCGACCGCGGGAGCATCCGATCATCCGGGCTTCCGGAGCGGTTCGGCATTTCGAGGTAGCTGCCCGTCTCATTGTAGCGCTGGGCCGCCCTTCGCGCGCTGTCGCGCATCTTCTGGCGCTCTTCTTCGGAGGCATCGGCGTAAGCGTTGGCATTGCTGTCACCACCGGTGAGACCTGCTGCGAGGAACGGCGAAAGGCGCGGGATGACAGCCCCAAGCCACGCCCACGAACTCGGGTTGGGCTTCGGGCGCCTTTTCTTGGGATCGCCATCCATGAAATCGTCGACAGCGCCGCCCTTGGCGAGGCTTGCGGCCGCCGCCTCAAGGGCAAATGCGGCAGTGTTCAGGTTCGCACCGGCCGTCATCAGCCCCCATATCGCGGCGGCGATCTTCCAGGCACCGATGCCGGCGCCCACTGCGGCGCCGGTGATGCCGAGCTTCGCCATGGGATCGCCGTCACGCCAGGCCTGCTGAAGCGAGTTGATGCCGCCGGCAAGGCTGTTAAGCCCCGCCGTGATCGTCGGCATCACATCGTTGCCCACGGCGCCGGCGAGGTTCTTCAGGGAGTCGATGAAGCCCTGATACGCAGCAAACGGATTGAGTGCCTGCACTTGGTCTGCGGCGTCTAGGCCCATGGCGTTCGGAAATCGCTCGTTAACCAAGCGCTCGTACATGCTGAACGATTGGATCGCAGAGATCAGCAGGTCTGAGGAGAGGCGATTGTTGGTAAGCTCTCCGATAACCCTAGCCAATTCGGTCTGGTCCCCGGTATCGACGCCCTTCGCCTGTAGCGCCGGGAGTAGAACCTCGTTCGCCCACTTTATGGGGTTATGGCTAAATTCGTTCTGTTTTAGAACGCGACCGTCATCGTCTCGAAGGCCGTACTCTTTCTGTGCCGCCAGCGCTTTTTTCGAGGCTCGCCCCACGATGAACTGGTCGAACCCGGCGCGAAGACTCGTGCCCGCGTCCGGCCCGCCTCGCTCAGCCATGATCAAAGGCAACCACTTAAACAGAAAGTCGTGTGAGTAGACCTTTCCCGACGAACGGGCGTACTTGATTGCGAGCGCGAAGCCGCGAGGGTCAATATCCTTTCCGATTACCTGTTGCATCTTCATGAAATTCTGAAGACCGCTGAGATACTCCTCTGGATTGGTGTTGATGTTCAGGTTGTCCATCGCCTTGTTATAGGCGCGCATCTGCTCGATCGCGCCGTCCTGGCTGCCGAACATATTTGAAAGCACCAACAGCGAGCGAGCCATCGGGTCGGCAAGATCCAAAGCCTGCTTTGTGTCAGGCATATTGAGCGCAGCGTCCTTTAGCATTTCAAGAAGCAGGGCGACTGGCATCTTGTATTGGACCGCAAGCTCCTCCGATCGCTTCTGGATAGCGGTGCGCTCCCCTTCAGAAAGCCCAGAGAACTTTGCGTCGGCCTTCTGGCGCTGCTCTTCTGAGGCCGCCTTCAACCCCTCCGTACCCATGCGACCTGCAAGATAGGCGCCGGTATAGCCGCCCAGGGCCACCAAGACCGGCTGCAGCGCCGTGCGCATATTCTGCGCCATAGTGTGAGTGCGCTTTTCAATCCGGGAGGCATGCTCATTCCAAGCCCGGCTGATAGCCATGAACTCATTGGTGGCGGCGATCTTGAAATTGGTTCGCTCGGCACCTGCCAGTGCCTTGCTGAGGTTCCGAGAGGATATGGAGTTGTTGAGCTCGTCCCACGCCTTGCGCAGCTTGTTGATCTGTTCGGCCGAAGCGCAAGCTTTTGAAGGCGCTGTTCGAATTGGCCTCCCCATGACGTCTGGTTTAGCTTGCGGGCTGCACGCTGGATCTTGTCAACGGAGTTGTCGAGATTCCCGGCCGCCGTCTTGGCTTTGCCGCTCATCTCGTCCTTCAGACGCAGAACGAGCTCGCCGATGAATGTCCGTGCCATTACCGCATCCTGTAACCCGCAAGCTGGGCATCAAACGCTGCCCGTGCGATTTGTTGATTGTAGGCTTCGCAGTACCATTCCAGAATGTTCAGCCAGTCCCATTCTTCCACCACGGGGATGGAAGTAGCAAAGTTGCTGGAGACAAGACCGACTATGCCACGCCAGCTTGAAGGACCAATTCCAGCGCCGCCTTCAAGCGGCGGGGCGTAAAAGGGCGGGCGGCCTCGTCGACTGCCATTTGGTCGTCATCGTCTAGGGCATCCCAGACGTCCTGAGGGCAGTCGACCATCGGCGGCATCGCGTCGGTGTCCCCTGCCCGCATGCGATCCATGTAATCGGAAACCTGCTTGCCGGTTACGCGGCGGACGCGGATCTCGGTCCAGTGTACGCCGTTGATCTCGAAGGGATGCTCGAGCGGCACCATCTTCTCTCGCTCGATCGGGGCGGTGTAGCGAAGCGCCGGCATTTCCGCCGGCCGCTCGTTCTTCTGATCTTCATTCTCCGCCATGGCTTACACCAAGCCGAGGTTACGGGCCGCGCGGCGGAAGACCTTCTCGCCGTTGATGCGGACGCCGGCCGGACCAGCGAAGAAGTCGAAGTAGAGCTTTTCGTCGCCGTCGACATGGAGCTTGTACTTCGTGATCTCCTTGATCTCGTAATCCGACTCGACGCCGTCGCCCTTCTTGAAGTCGCCAAGGTCGACCTTCACCATCCGGCCGTGGACCACACAGACGACCTTGAGGTCTTCCTGCTTCTTCACGTCGAACAGGTTGCCGCGGATCGTATAGTGCTCCTTGCCCTCTTTCATGAACTGCTTGAGGACGCGGGGCTGGATGCCGAAGAGGTTGAAGCCAAGGGTAAGCGACTTGATGCTCTTCATCCCGATTTCGATGCCCATGACGCCGCCGCCGGGCTTGAACTCCTTCGTCTCCTCTTCGAGGGCCGGGAACTTGATGTTGTTGATCACAAGGTATTGGCTGTGATCGGGATCGTCGTCCCCGGTAAAGAGGTTGGCCGAGTCCAGATTGTAAATGGTGGACATGAGTTTGTGCTCCTGGAAGAGTGCCGGATGTCAGAGCGCGGATTACGCGCTCTGCAGGTTGCCGAGGGTTTCGGAGATGCTGTTCACCAGCTCCACCAGCGCCGGGCGGTACCGGCGGGACTTCATGGTGATCTTGCGGAGCGGTGCCGGCTCCTCGGCCGCGAAGGCGATCGTAATGAAGCCGTTGCGGAGCTCTTCCGGCGTGTTCTGGTCCTCGTCGAAGGTGATCCGGAAATCGAGGATGTGGCGATCAGCCCGGAGCTGGGACAGATAGCTGTCCATCGTGTTGAGGACCGCCTGCACTGTCTGGTCGGTGATGTTGAACCGGCCGAGGTAGAACCGCTCCGCCTTGATGAGGTTGATCTCCATGAAGTCGCGCATACGGGCGACATTGGCGAACAGCCACTGCGTATCGGCGGAAAGGGTGTCTGTACCCCAGAAGGTGAAACCACCATCGGAAAGGCTTCCGTCGACCCCTGCCTCGCCGCGGAACATCAGGCCCGCATGCTTCTCGAGGAGGGCCATGCCCTGCGAGGAGTCGTTGGTGATGTCCAGCCGGACTTTCGGCGTGACGCCGACCAGGCCGTTGACCGACTGGTTGGCGACCGAGTGGCCGGGGACACCGTCGAACTCGTTGTCCCGGCGGACATACAGGCCGGCGATGTAGGGCGACAGCGGCTTGTTGACGGGATCGCCATCTGCATCGAGCACCCTCGCCTCCTGATAGAGCGGATGGAAGATGCGGACGCTCTGAGGCAGCGTCTCCAGCCAGGTCTCATAGGCGGATTCGGACGAGCTCGGCCCTTCCGGGATGAAGACGGCACGGAGCCGTTCCAGCACGGTCGGGATGGCCGCGCAGACGCCGTTGGCAAGGGTTTCGATGATGGCGGTACCAGCCGCACCGGTGCCCCCACCGCCCGCTCCAAACGCAAGAGTTGGCGCTTCGGTAAGGTGCGAACCCGGCGTTAGGACAGTGACGGACACCACCTTGCCGGCGTCGGCACCGGTGCCAAGCACCGCCTGGAACGTCGGCAAAACCTTGTCCGGGTCGGAGCCGCCACCGGACGGCGTCACCGTAGGAGCGGAAGAATATCCGGAGCCCTGATTGCTGACGGTGACAGATGCAACGCCCTGGGAGGTCTGACTGGTATAGCCAGGGACGATGACGATGCGGGGCGTGACGCCCAGATATTCCGGAGCGTTCAGGAGCGCCCACATCCCGGTGGCGTCTTCCTCGTCACCGATGATGTTGGCGATGACGGCATCAACGTCATCGTCGTCCTCGACGCGAACAATCACGCACTTGGCCGCCGCCGCAGTGAGCTGTGCCGAGATGGCGGTCAGCGCATCCGCGATGGTACCGGTGTCGCCGAGCGCAGCGCGCAGTGCGCTGTCGTTCGTCCGCATCTCGATCGCGGTGTCGAGAGGGATCAGCGTGCCATTGGCATCCGGCGCCGTGCCGACAATGCCAACGATATCCATGTCGGTGCCGAGAACGAGCTGAGGCTCGATCGAGTCTCTGGCGACAACGACGCCCATCACTTGTGCCATTACAGCCTCCTTTTCCGTTCCGGGCCTCCGGATCGGTTTGTTGCAATTGCGATTTATGGTAGGCTCCCGGCCTGGAATCCTTCAGGCTCAGGAGGTTGACGTGCAGCAGTCCTTGACCGACCGGCTAAACGGGCAGACCAGGTTTCATCGACTGCAATTGATCGAAGAAGCGGCCCCTATCGTGAAATACGGGCCTGCGAAGAACCGGCCGAACGACCGGATCTATCGTGAGAGAACCGCTCGCTGCCGGTGCGACTGCGGTGCCGAAGTGGTTGTCCGGGTATCAATGCTGAAGAGCGGCAACACAAAGTCATGCGGCTGCCTACATAGAGAGACGATCCCCAGCTACCGGACCCATGGCGGGCGGCACACCCCGGAGTATTCGGCATGGCACGCGCTCAAAGCTCGCAGCCTGAACCCCAAGGATAAGGACTTCAACCTTATCGGAGGAGCAGGAGTTGCCGTCTGCGCACGCTGGAAGGATTCATTCGAGAACTTCCTCGCCGACATGGGGCCCCGCCCATCCGACAAGCACGTCCTGGTCCGCTACCCTGACCCTCACGGAAACTTCGAGCCCGGGAATTGCATGTGGTCTACCCACATCGTCCGGGCGCGGCATCGGAGGAATGCTATACAAGTAGTCTATGATGGCGAGAGCATGCCTCTACGGGAGGCATGTGCCCGCGTCGGCATTCATCCCCATGTCGTATCCAAGCGAAAGTGTGCTGGCTGGCACCAGTCGCGCTGGTTTGAGCCCGTTAAGGGCACAGAGCGACGGCGGAAGGCTTAGGCTTCCTGCCAAGCGGATTACGGCAGCGTAATCGCATCCATTGGCGGCGCATCAAGCATCGCCTGGATCATGGCCGCGTTCTTCGACGTGTCGTTCGTCACCAGATTGCCATGCCCCGCCTGGTTGGCCAGTTGGCTCGGGCTTTAGCCGCGACTTTCGAGCATTTCTTGTATCGGGGTGGGCGCGGTCTTCTCCGCAGAGGCCGACTTCAGATTGGCAAGCTCGGCCTCAAGTACCGCGATGCGCTCATCTTTCAGGCGGTTGGCAGCGTTAGCCGCGCAATTTTCCCAAACCAACTCCGCGAAGGTCGATTTGATTTCCGGGGTGATGTCCATTGTCACCAGACCTTATCGTGGGTGAACTTGTTCTTCTCGCCGATGCCGATTTTGATAAAACCGCCTCGGCCATCCGGATAAGGAATATACTCCTCCCCTTCCGGCATACCGCCGAACTCCCAAGAGCCATCCGCATTGAAACGGAAATACGCCTCCGGAACTGTGACCTGCGTGAACATCTCGAAAGGACCGCCGGTCGCTGCTACTTTTGTATCGTCCAAGATGTTCTCCTTTAAGCCGCCAAGCCGTAGGCCACCAGTTTGGTCTTGATGTCATTGGCAAGCGTGATAACTGTTGCGAGATCCGTGGCATCGGCCGCAAGCGTGGGCTTTGCGATCGGCGTGTTGCCGTTGAAGGCCACGCCAGTCGCATTGGCCGAAACCTTCGCGGCCCCGGTATTGCTACCCAGAGCGGCAATGCCTCCGGCGCCGGTGCCAGTGAGCATTGCGTGCGTGGTGGCAGAACCTTTTCCGATGAGATAGGCAGCAGTGCCCGCGGCTGATGCGGTTGTTTCGATGTAATTTACCGCGTCCTCCGCCGCCGACATGCGGAACATGACCCGCGTCTCATCTTGAGTGAAATAAACATTGCCAGTGCCCTTCGTGTCGATCGTCGCGCCGATATTCGTGTCGGTGCCGCGGGCTTTCAGAAGGACTCGATTGCCTGTCGCCGCAGCCTTGGTCTGCCATCCATTGACCGCCGAGGCGTCAGGGGCAAGAATCCTGATCGCGTCATAGCCGTAGTCGCCGCCGAGAGTGAGATCGCCGTTCTTTTGGACCACCACCTGCTTGTGCAGCCTGCCACCGCCGAAACCGGATTGGATCGAGATCTTCCGAAACTTTCCACTCCCCGAATAGCCCGACTGGATGCGATACCCGTCATAGGAAGCATAGAGGCTCAGCGACTCTTCGCTGGAGCCCAAAAGCTTGTGGACACTGAAGCGAGTGAATGTATCAGCGATATCGAACTCAAAGCTGTAGGCAACCGACGCCGTGTCGCCTGGGCCAGCAGAAAGCGTGTAGGTCTCGGGGTCGTCGAATGTGCCGCCCGTTACCGTTTGCGCGGTCC